CAGCGACAAAACCACTTACACCAGCCTGGAGGCGAAGTTTCACGGCACGAATCGGTGTCGTTGCCGGCCCGTCGCCCACGCGAACACCCATCCCAGCACGGTCAATAGCAGGGGCGTCAACGATGAAGCCATCGTCGTCTTGTGTTGCTGTTACCACTTCGGCGACCGCTCCCTCGACGCCCGACTTAGATTCGATACTGCCCTTCCCATTTGCCAACCAAGTCGGATCGACTTCCAAAGCTGCCGCAATCTCAACGATCTTACGCGCCGAGTTGCGAAGTCCGGTTTCTAAATTGCCGATGGTTCCCTGGGAGACTCCAGCGAGTTTCGCCAGTGCGCTTTGCGTAAGCCCCTTGCGTTCGCGCGCTTCAATTAGACGTTGTGCCAAATTATTCATATCACGAATGTAATACATAACTTAATCACGTTGGTGTTGACGCTGCAAACACGTTCGTGATAATGTGGCCGTATGGACTTTCAAAAAATCACATCGGACCTCTTGGGGACTGGCCTGACCGAGCAGCAGCTTGCTGACTTGGTCCCGTGTAGCCAGCCGACGATCAACGCATTTCGGCACGGCAAACGTGGCGCCCGACCATCAATGTTGATCGGGAGTCGACTGCTGGAACTTCACAAGGAGCGATGCGAACCACATTCGTCTACCTCTGCACCACAGCCGCAGTAAGCCTGCGGCTTTTTCGTGGCCGATAAGTTGCCCTGGGGATCTTGCCGGCCAACCACCTCACCTGAATTACCGCACCACCAGGAGAAAACATGACGCACCAAGCCCACAAGCCGAACCCGAAGCGTGAAAACACGCTGAAGGTACCGCTCAATGAAACCGAAGACCTGGCGCTGCGCCAGTTCTGCGCCAGCATCGGACAACACGTCGCGCCGTTCGTTCGGCAAGCTGCTTTTGCCCACATGCGCGCAGCAGCAACACCGGTAGCGAATCCTACCCCCGCCCGACGCCGCGGCGAATGGCCACGTCATGGCCATGTTCAGCGCTTCCCCGGCCGCGCAGTCGCAGCGGGCGGCTTTCACCGGCGTCTTTAAGGGCGACTTCAAACCGCGTGCCCACGCCTGGGCGACATCAGACTGACAGGAAGGACATCATGCAAGACCAGGAAAACCGGAAAGCGACGCCGGACGAGAAGATCGCACACCAGGCGCGGAATTGGCGCGCCCGTGACAAGGACGCAGCGGCAAACCGTAGCGACAAGTCGCGTCGCGCTGAGTATCACGCGCGTCAGAAGCTGCGCGAGGCAATCGACACGCAGGGAGGCCGCTGATGGACCAGATCGTCACTCACGCGATGATGATGGACCGTGGCGCCGCTGCGTTCGACAAGGGCCTCGGCATCGATGACCATGACATGAACCACGGCGCCGCTGCAATCCAGTGGTGGCAGGCAGGCTGGCGCGCGCGCAGTGCTGAGATTGCTGAACAGGCCGCTGCGCAAATCGGGATGCCGCCGCCATGACCATTCCCTCCAAACGCAAATTCCCGATCGCTCAATTGCCAGCTGCGATCGAGGAAGCTCTCAAGCTCGGGCCACGTTTCGTCGACCCACTTGCGCTCGAGCTTGGATACTCCACCTTCACAGTTCGCCGCCGTCTTGAGGAGCTCGAGAACGAGCAGCGCGTGCACCGCGTGCGCGTCAAGAGCGAGCTGGGCCAAGGCGTCTGCTATCGCTGGCACCATGGTCTGGCGCCTGGCAGCGCACTCATTCCACCTATCGCGCTCGGCCAGGAGCTTCCACCTGCAGATCAGCGCGTCACCACACCGTCCCAAGCAATCGTGCGCAGCTGGCCGACTTTCAGCGGGTCTGATCCGATGGTGGCTGCGCTATTCGGTAGGATCCCCCAGGCGGGCGCATGAAAGACACCGAATTGAAATCACTACCGCTTCCGCTCACGCCGGCCGCGTGCGACCTGCGCGACTTCGCATTTATGCCGCTCGACGTTGCGCGACTGCGTGACAGCGATATGGCCGCTTATGAAACGCCTGAGGCGTGTTGGGCTGCTGTGCTGCTGTGGAGCGCTGCGTGGCACCAGGTGCCGGCGGCGTCCCTTCCTGACGATGACCGCTTCCTGGCCAAGGCCGCCGGTTATGGTCGAGTGGTATCCGAATGGGCCAAGGTGCGCGAGGGCGCCCTGCACGGGTGGGTCAGGTGCGCCGACGGCCGCCTGTATCACCCGGTGGTCGCCGAGAAAGCGCTGGAAAGCTGGCGTGCGAAATTGGTCCATCAGTGGCGGAAAGAATGCGACCGCATTCGGAAAGCCAACAAACAACGCCATGAAGAAGGCAAAGAACCGCTCCCACTTCCACCGGAACCTGGCATTGCTTCCGAAACTATTCCGCTGGAAAAGGTTGTCGTTCCACCGGAAATACCGAAAAAGAAATCGGAAACTACAAATGCACCAAAAGGAATTCCGTCGGAAATCGCTCTTAAAGGAGAAGGAGAAGGACAGGGAGAGTTAACAACTTCCCCCAAACCCCCTGACGGGGGCCTCGCTTCGGTCGAGAGAAAACCCGGGGCGATTGTGCTGCAGACCTTCCTCGACGTTTGCGCCGAGAAGGGCGAACGACCGCTGCGCGACTATGCACCGCTGTGGCGCTACGCCGAGGAGGCCGGCCTGCCGCAGGACTTCACGGCGCTGGCCTGGGTTGAGTTCCGGCGTCGATTCCTACCTGGCGGCACGGGCGCGACCAAGCGCTACAAGGACTGGCGCGCGGCGTTCCGAAAATACGTCGAGGGCAACTACCTGCGGCTGTGGGCAATCGATGCCAGCGGTCAGTACGTCCTGACGACGCAGGGCAAGGCGGCACAGAAAATTCACGATTCGAGAGAGCCATCATGACAACCGAAATTAAGCCACTGCCACACAATCTCGATGCCGAACAGAGCGTCATCGGTGCTCTACTGCGCGACAACGATGCGGTCGATCGGCTCGGTGACCTCCGCGCTGAACATTTTTTCCTGTCCGACCACGCCGTGATCTTCGGCGAGCTGATGCGCCACCTGGCGGCCGGCCGCAGCTGCGACGTGATCTCGCTGGGTGACGCACTGCGCGCCAAGCTGGGCGACTGCCTGCCGTATCTGAACTCGATGGCGCAGACCACGCCGTCGGCGGCGAACATCGGTCGCTATGCCACGATCGTGCGCGACAAGGCCATCAAGCGCGGACTGATCAAGTTCGGCCGCGACGTAGCCGAGGTGGCGGCCACGTCGCCGGCAGAAGCAGGCGCGATGGTCGACCAGGCGTCGTCTGCGCTCGAGCAGCTGGCCCAGGCGCGTGTGCGGATCGAGCCGGTGCGCGCGGCCGACGAGATGGTCGCGCACGTCGAAGAGATCGAACGACGGATGAGCGGCCAGACCCGGGCGATATCGACAGGATTTCCCGAGGTCGACAAAAAGCTCAGCGGTGGCCTGCGCGCCGGCGAACTGATCGTCGTGGCGGCGCGTCCGAAGATGGGCAAGACAGGCTTCGCGCTGTGCGTGGCGTGCCATGTGGCCGAAGAACACAGCGTGCTGGTGCTGTCGATGGAAATGCCGAAGGCCCAGCTCCACGACCGCAACTTGGCGAACCTGGGCCGGATCCCGCTGCCGCACCTCCTCGAGCCACAGAACATGCAGGAGCAGGACTGGACGGGCCTGACGCATGCAACGCTCAAACTGGCCAACATGGACCTGTTCCTCGATGACCAGGGCGGCCTGCGCCTACTCGATGTGCGCATGAAGGCCAAGGGCGTCAAGCGCCGGCACGGCCTGGACATGATGGTCGTCGACTACCTGCAGCTGATGGACGGCGACGGCGACAACCGAAACGCACAGATCGAAGGGATCACGCGCGGCCTCAAGGCCCTGGCCAAGGAGCTGGGCATTGCGATCGTGCTGCTATCACAGCTAAACCGGAAGCTCGAGGAGCGCCCGAACAAGCGCCCCATGCCGTCAGACTTGCGCGACTCTGGCGCCATTGAGCAGGACGCCGATGCGGTGATTTTCCTGTACCGCGACGAGGTGTACAACCCAGACAGCCCAGATATTGGCGTGTGCGAGGTCGATGTGGCCCTGTGCCGCCAGGGTGCGCCTGGCCGTGTCGCGCTGGGCTACGTCGGCGAGCAGACGCGCTTCGAGAACCTCACGCATCGATGGCAGCCGGCGAAGGCACCGGAGCGTCGCACTAACCGCGGACTGGCGTCCCACTTATGAGCGCGAACGTTTTCAAGAAGGGCGATATCTGGCACTACCGCTTCCAGGTCGGCGGCGAGCGCGTCCAGCGCAGCACCAGGATGAGGAACCGGCGGCTCGCCGAGAAGAAGGCCGAGCAGGAGTATGAAGCGGCCGTGGTGCGCGCCAACGGGGGCCAGCCGGTACCGACTCTCGACCAGCTGATCGAGGTATGGATCGTGGTGCACCGGCCAGTGGCCAGCGCTGCCCACATTCGTAGCGTGGACACGTTCCGTCGCCTGCACATGTATGACCTCGGCACCAAGGCCATAGACAGCATCACCACCGCCGACGTCGAGCTGGCGCGCAACCTGCATCTGCAGGACCACAAGCCGGCCAGCGCGAACCACTGGCTGCGCATCCTGAAACTGCTGACCATGTGGGCGGTCAAGCGCGGCACGCTGGCGGCGGCGCCTTGGCGCGTGTCGATGCTCAAGGTTCAAAAGCGGCCGCGAGCAACTCTGGCACTGGATGTGGCCCGGACCTGGTTCGATGCCGTCGACGATGCGGCCAAGCGCACGCCGGCCGTGGCCACCGCCGTACGCATGATGTTTGGCCTGGGCCTGCGCGAGAGCGAATGCGCGTCGGCACGGTGGGAATGGGTCGACTGGCAGCGCGCGACATACACGCCTGGAATTACGAAGGGCAGGGAGGCCGAGCCAGTACCAATGCCGGCCTGGCTGGTCGAACACCTTGAGCCGCTGCGCCAAGCCCAGGGGCTGATAGTCGTACGGGAGGATGGCAAAGAGTTCCAGTCGGGCTTCGCGCGCCAGGTCATGCGCAAAGCAAACTCATCGTGCTCGCTCAAGGGCATCACGCCGCACCGACTGCGTGGCACGTTCGCCACGCTGCTGTCCGAGGCTGGCGTACCGGTGCAGACGATCCAGCGGGTGATGCGCCACAAGAGCCCGGTCACCACGATGGGCTATCTGGAAAAGAACCTCGACCTGGCCGCTCGCGCACAGGATCAAATCGGCGCAAATACCGGGATGATGCGGCGCGAAAGTGGCGCGTAACGTCAAAGGAAGGCCGGAAGTATAAGGATTCCGGATGATCAAGAGTCATCGGATAAAGCCCAACCGGGCGCTACCACCAGGGAGACAGAATTGACGGCAACACCGAAAGAAAGACCGATCCTCTTCAGCGGCGCCATGGTGCGCGCGCTGCTCGACAGGACGAAGACCCAGACGCGGCGTGCCTTGAAGGTCCGCTGCCAGGAGATCGGGGAGCGTGACGACGGCAGTCTCTGGCCTTGGTCGGAAAACCCCGACACCGCCGCCGACCATTGGCACGCATGCCCATACGGCCAGCCCGGCGACCGCCTGTGGGTGCGCGAAACGTTCTGCGATCTCGATGACGGCGAATTCGAATACCGCGCTGACGGCGAGTGCGACCCGAACGTGGTTCCGCGCTGGACGCCCAGCATCCACATGCCGCGCGCGGCCAGCCGCATCCTGCTCGAGATCGTGTCGGTGCGCGTCGAGCGGCTGAGCGACATCAGCGAGGCGGACGCGGTCGCCGAAGGTGTCTTGCCGGTGGCGAAGGTGCGACCTTTCGATGAGCACGAGCATCAATTCTGGCGCGATTACCGGTTGAGCGGCGACGGCACGTTCTGCGTTCGCACGCCGAAAGAATCATTCGCTTCGCTGTGGCGGTCCATCAATGGCGCCGACAGCTGGGAAGATTCACCTTGGGTGTGGGTAGTCGAGTTCAAACGCGTGGCTGTGGATAATTCCTGATGCGCATATCGAACCCCGACCACATCTGCGGCCTATGCGACGAGTTCGACGTCGAGCAGGCCGCGCCGGAGCAGGCAGCGGAAGGCATGGGCCTGTGCCAGATAGCAGAGCGCGGCCGGCCACTTCGCCATGTTCCATGCGACAGCATCGGCTGCGTCTCGTTCCGGCTCGATCGGAAAAACCTCACGGTGCGCCGCCGGCACGTGAAGATGCACCGACCAGAGGCCGCTGATTGACGATGTGCCAATGCCTCAATCGTCAATACTGTGGCGCGGATGGGGCAGTGCGAAATATTTATTGATGCCGGCAGAAAATTTCCTGTTGGAACAGTGAAAATGCCTGTGTTTATTCACAGGAGAAGGTTATGACCACCGCTGCACTCGGCTTCATCAACGCTTCAAACCTCCGCCGAGTCCGCAAGGCGGAGGTTCCCGTCCAATCATTCGTGAAGGCCGATGGCCTGGATACGTGCTTGGCCTGCTGGAAGGCGTGGATGAGCGGCGACCAGGATAAAGACCTGGGCATGAAGACGATGCGCGGTCTGTCTGGTGAGGAGGGCCATGCACCCGATATCCATGAGGCCCAGCAGGATGCAGACCACCGCATCGGCGCCGCCACCGACGCAATGATCAACAGCCTGAGCCGCATTCACGTGTGGGCTATCTACCGGATGTGCAGTATCGCCAGCGTGTGGAAGTTCCCGAATGCTGACCTCACTGTCGTGGCCACGGAAGCGCGTGATGAACTGACTCAGAAGCTCAAGCGAAACATTTGCACGGCAACTCTTTTCTGATATAGTCGCGGCTTAGGCCGTCTTCGCGCGTCCAGAGAAAAGCCCGAACCGTTAAACGTTCGGGCTTTTTGCGTTGGTGGTCTACTTTGCAGATAGCACTGAGGCGCGCCGACTGGACAGCGTGAGGCCTCCCGTTCAAAGCGGATGCAGCTAACCAGCCGCGGGTGAGAGCCCCGCCGTCCGCTCCCGTGTCTCCGGTCCTGTGCCAGCAGGATCTTCGCCGCCCCTCGCAGCCATGCGCCGGGCGGCTTTCTTATTGGTCGAAAGGTTCGCTATGAATGCGGAAAGCAAGGATCACGGCATCACCATCGTCGTCAGCGTCGACACTGCCCCACTTGAGAAAGCTGTGGCCTTGATGGAGCGCCTGGCAGCCGCTGCACAATCCGCGCGCGATTCCATCGTGACGTTCAACGGCCTCGCTATTGCTGCCGACGACATCGTTACTTGCGAACTGCAGGCTGACGAAACGCCGCGCTTGATCCTGGGCGAACTGCAGGCCCTGCGCCGCGACCTGGCTGATCAGCGCGAATGCGTGTCGTCTGACCACTCACCGCTGTTTACCCAGCCATGAGAACGCCTGTCGAGGTCTTCCGCGACCAGATCATTCGCGCTGTCACCGGCAACAAGCCAGCGATGGTCTTCCATGTGGTTGATGAGACGGCGCTGCTGCGGCTGTGCAACCGCCTGGCCGAGGACGAGCGCGCACATGCGCTTCTTCGTGCCAAGGGTTACGGCGGAACCGGGCTGCTGCTCGACGAGTTGGCTGCGCTGGTGCCGAACGCCCGCTGATGGTCTGGGGCACGAAGAGCCGCCACGAGCGCGGCTACGACAGCGCCTGGGTCAAGGTCCGCAACCAGGTGATGGAGCGTGACGAAGGAGAGTGCCAACGCTGTAAGCGTTCCGGCCGCACGACGCTGGCCCGCGCGGTCGACCACATCATCAGCAAGGCCAAGGCCACCGAGCTGCGCTGGCCGCGCGCCAAGACCGACCACCCTTCCAACCTGGAAGCCATCTGCGATCCATGCCATGCCATCAAGACTGAGGCGGAGCAGGGCAAACGCAAGCGAGTGAAGCGCGCCGCCGGCCCTGATGGCTGGCCGGTTTGATGCTTCGAAAGAAACATTCTCAGGAAAAACAATTATATTTTAGAAATGTTACCCGGGGGTACTTAAATCTCTGGGGCTTTCGTCCTTGGGGACCGCCTGCCCCCTCTTTGTGCACATCCGCGAATTGAGATTTTTTTTCCGGGCTGATCGCTGCGCCAAAAATCGCGCTCTGCCCAGAGCTCGGGCAGAAATTATCAATAAATCAAATCAGCAAATCATCCCAATTCATCAGTTCACGGGATCCAGGAAATCGCGGTATTTTTGTGAGTTCGTCCATGCTAGCGCGGGTTTTGATTTGCTCAACTAGCCACCTCTTGGCATCGTCCGGCAATGTGGGATCATCTTCTTTTGCAGCGCCGAGTTGGAGGTTTAAGTCGCCAGCACCCGCTAATGAAGACGTTTTTGGGCCTGTCGAAACATCAATTTTTTCCATGACTTTTGCAGGTTCATCTGAGGTCTCAAATAGTATGAATGAAGTGTCACATGGGCCCCAAAGATCACTTCCATAGTGCCGCTGTACTGCCATCTGAAACGCCTTACGAGCCTCAGTGTCATTTTTGTTAAAGCTTGCTTTATATAGGCTCACAAATTCTCCAGTCCTGTTGATAGTTTTTTTGATAACAATGTTAATAGAGACTATCACACTCATCACGACTGGAAACTTTTCTAGGACTGAAATCATGGCCGGAAGGCGACCGATTCCCAGTGCGCTCAAGCTGGTCACGGGCAATCCGGGCAAGCGGCCACTGAACAAAAAAGAACCAAAACCACGTACAAAAACGCCAGTTTGTCCGGTGCACCTCGATCCAAAGGGCAAAGCGGTGTGGAAGAAGTTGTGTGCGCTGCTGAAGCGAATGGGCGTGCTCACCGAGGCTGATGGACTGGCGCTCGAGCGCCTTTGCGACTGCTACTCCGACATCCTGAAATGCCGGGAATTGATCGAGCGCGATGGTCGCACCTACACGTCGATTGACCAGAACAGCAATCGACTTATCAAAAACAACCCTGCGGTCAACCAGCTGCGCGCTGCCGATGCGCAATTCAAAAGCTACCTGGTGGAGTTCGGCCTGACACCGGCCGCTCGATCAAAAGTAAACGTGGACCTACCGGATGGCGACAAGGAAAAAGACCCCGCCGCCGAGTACTTCGGCTGACCCGGTTTCAGCGTACGCGGGCGAGGTTGTCGCTGGCACGCGGATAGCCGGGCCGCATGTGCGCAACCAGTGCGCGCGTCATCTGGCCGACGTTGCTGAAGGTGCAGCGCGCGGTTTGGTGTGGGACGTCGCGGCGGCCCTGAAAGGCATCGGCTTTTACCGCGACGTATTGAAGCTGAACGGCGGCGACTTCGAAGGCCAGCCATTTGAATTGTTGCCGTGGCAGCAGTTCGTGGTCGGCAGCATCTTTGGTTGGAAGCGAGACGACGGGTACCGCCGCTTCCGCGTGGTCTACGTCGAAACGGCGAAGGGTAGCGGCAAATCGCCGCTGGCTGCTGGCGTCGGGTTGAAAGGCCTGGTGGCTGACGGTGAGCCGCGAGCCGAGATATACGCTGCAGCGACGAAGAAGGACCAGGCGATGATCCTGTTCCGAGACGCCGTCGCGATGCACGACCAGTCGCCGGCGCTGCAGAAACGTCTCAGGAAAAGTGGCACCGGTGAGAAGGCCTGGAACCTGGCGTACCTGGCGCAGGGCGCCTTCTTCCGGCCGATCAGCAGCGACGACGGTCAGTCTGGCCCGCGCCCGCACATTGCGCTGATCGATGAGTACCACGAACACAAAACCGCAACCGTCCTCGAAATGATGCGGGCGGGAACGAAGAGCCGGCGCCAGGCACTGATCTTCATCATCACCAACGCTGGCGCCAGTCGCAAGTCGCCGTGCTGGAGCTATCACGAGTATGGTGCGAAGGTCGCGAGCGGCGAGGCCTTGGATGATGCACTCTTCCCCTACATCTGCTCTCTGGATGAGGAAGACGATCCGTTCGAAAGCGAGGACTGCTGGCCGAAGGCAAATCCCAGCCTGCAGGACGCGAACCTGCCCGGCTACAAGTACATTCGCGAGCAGGTGACGGAAGCGAAAGGCATGCCGTCGAAAGAGGCGATCGTGCGCCGGCTCAATTTCTGCCAGTGGACTGACGCCGAGTCGCCGTGGATCAGCCATGAAGTATGGAAAGAAGCGTATCTCGACTACGACGTCGAATCGCTGCGCGGGCGCCGTGCTGTGGCCGGCCTCGACTTGTCTAGCACCACCGATCTTACGGGCCTTGTGTTCCTGGTTGAGCCGATTGAGCCAGGCGAACCTTGGAAGCTGGTTCCGTACGCCTGGCTTCCGGACGACAACCTCTCGCGGCGAGCCCAGCAGGACATGGTGCCGTACGTGGATTGGAAGAACGAAGGGCTGCTCCAAACAACCCCAGGCCGCGCGATCAGCAAACGAATCATTCTGCAAAAGCTGTCGGCCATGTGCGATTTCTTCGAGATCACTGCATGCGGGTATGACCGGTGGCGCATCGAGGACTTGCAGCAGATGGCCAGCGACGATGGCATCAGCCTGCCACCGATGGAAGCGTTCGGGCAGGGCTATAAGGAAATGAGTCCCGCTATTGAACAGTTCGAAACGATGCTTCTCAATGGCGAGATCGCACACAACGGGCACAAGGTACTGACCATGTGCGCTGGCAATGCGGTGACGGTTCAAGACGGGACCGGCAGTCGCAAGCTCGACAAGGAAAAAGCGACCGGCCGCATCGACGTGATTCTTGCCGCGGTGATGGCCGCTGCTTTGGTTATTCGCGCAGCAGCGCCGGTCAAATCATTTTGGGAATCGCAATGAAGAAACTTATAAAAATGGCACCCGACGCGCTTATCGTTTGCGGAGCAATGGCGATCTCTGCTGGCGCGGGCGTCGTGCATCCTGCCGCCGGCTGCATCGTCGCTGGCGCGCTGATGATCGTCGGCGGCGTGCTGGCAAGCGTCAATAACCGGCGCCAGAAGGCAGACGACTGATGTCGTTCTTCGTCCCCTCGGGCATCGGGCGCCATAACGAGGCATTTAAAGAGCCGTTTTGGCGGGAGATGGCCGGCTGGCTGTCAACCGCAAGTGGCCGCTCGGTAACGCTGCGCACCGCCATCAAAGTTGCAACTGTTTTCGCATGCTGCCGTGTGATCGGCAACGGATTGGCCCAGGTCCCGTTCAAGCTCATGCGTGAAGTTGACGGGCGTCGCGTGCCAGCAAAAGAGCACCCGCTCTACCGGCTTTTGTCGCTGAAGCCGAACGATTGGCAAACCAGCTTCGAGTTCCGGCAAATGCTGGCTTGGCATATCGAATTGGCCGGCCGCGCTTTCGTGTTCAAGAATCGTAGCTTCAACGGCAAAATGCTCGAGCTCATTCCTTTCGCACCTGGGCAAGTATCTCCCCGGCGCGATCCTGAGACGCTGGAGATGCTATATGACGTCTTCAGTGCCGACGGCACGTTTCGAACGTTCACGAAAAAGCATATTTGGCACCTCCGCGGCCCAACCTTGGATGGCGTTGAGGGCCTGGACGTCGTCAAGCTGGCGGGCGAGGCAATTGGCCTGGCCATGACGACGGAAGAAGCGGTTGCACAATTGCACAGGAATGGCATTCGCAACTCTGGCATCTACTCTGTCGAAGGAACGCTCGACCCAAAGCAATACGAAGATTTGAGTGGCTGGGTGACCAAGCAATTTGTTGGACTCCAGAACGCTGGTAAGCCAATGATTCTGGACCGCAACGCGAAATTCCTCAACACGTCCATGAGTAGCATCGATGCGCAGTCGAATGAAACTCGCAAGTTACAGATCGAGCAGATTTGCTCTTTCTTCGGCGTGCTGCCGATCAAAGTCGGCTATTCGGATAAAACGGCCACCTTCGCCAGTGCGGAGGAAATGAACCGCGCCCATCGCGAAGACTGTCTGTCGCCGCGGTGGGAAGCATTCGAACAGTCCGCTGCCATCAACCTGCTGGGCGACGAAGAACTGGACGCCGGGTACTACTTCAACTTCGTCGAAGAAGGCATGATGCGCGGCTCGGCAAAGGACACAGCCGAGGTTCTCCTCAAGTACGTCAACGGCGGCGTGATGTATCCAAACGAAGCCCGGGACAAGCTCGACCTGAACCCAGATCTTGACCCATCTAGCAACAAGCTGCGCATCCCCGCGAATATCGTTGGCGACCCGAAAGTCGCTGAACCGGCACCGCCGGCTCTCCAGGAGTAACCCTCGTATGACCAAATCGAATATGCGGCCGCATGCTGCAGGACGAGTCTTGTCCGCTGCAAACGAAAACCTGTTGCGCGAAGCGCGCGACAGCTTGGACACGGTGCTCTCGAAGCTGGCCCAAGAGGATCCGGAGGACTCTGGCTCGATTCGATACGTGAACCGCATGGCGTTGAAACCTGGCCAGGTTCGCATCAATGCGACCTCGGGCGAACGCGAGGCCGAAATCCTGATCTACGGCGATATCGGCGGTGGCTGGTGGGATGAAGGCATCACAGGGGAATCGATCTCGAACCAGATCGCTGAGCTGGACGTGGACGCGATTAACGTCCGCATCAATAGCGGCGGCGGCCTGGTCTTTGAAGGCCTTGCCATTTATCAGGCGCTCGCTAGGCATGACGCCAAGATCATCGTTCACATCGACAGCATCGCTGCCTCTATTGCAAGCGTGATTGCGATGGCCGGCGACGAAATCCGCATCAGCGAGGGCGCGAACCTGATGATCCATAAGCCGTGGTCCGGCGTGTGGGGCGACGCGGAATCGATGCGCAAGGAAGCGGACATTCTGGACCAGCTGCAAGCCGGCCTGATCAACATCTATGAGGCCAGAACTGACGCTAAGCGCGCCGACCTCGAGACGTGGGTCAACGCTGAGACCTGGTTTCTCGGTCAGCAGGCGGTCGATGCTGGATTCGCGGATGTGATCGTTCCCGCCAAAAAGAAGAAGGCGGCGAACTCGGCGATGTTGAACCTTTTCAAGCACACACCGCAGAACTTGCTAGCTACCGCTGGCACTCCTGAGGTGCGCGAGTTCGAAGCCTTTCTGCGTGACGCAGAAGGGCTGTCGCACGCGCAAGCAAAGCGCATCGCTTCGGCGATGCCAAAGGCGAATCGCGACGATTCGCCCAACCCGTCAGTACAGCCCCTCCGTGATGGTGGGGAATCTGCGGATGAGCAGCGCTCGGCGGCCCGCCGACTGGCGCAGGGCATCAAACAACTTACCTCCACCATCAAGGAATGACCATGGCAGACAAAGACGCCGTAGCAGAAGTAATGGAAGCGTTCACCGAGTTCAAGAAAACGAACGACGCGAACCAGACCAAGCGCAGCTCCGAGCTGGACGCAAAGCTCGACAAGATCAACGCAGCGCTCGACAAGTACGAAAATTCGAACCAGCAACTGACGCTGATCGAGAAGCAAAACAAGGCGATGCAGGACCAGATGGACTCGATCGAGAAGATCGCGAACCGCGCTGGCCTGGGCGGCGCGGCCGATCCGCAGTCGAAAGCGGCGCAGGAATACATGGATGCGTTCGATCGCGTCATGCGCAAGGCGCCAGAAAATCGCAACCCAACGGACCTGACCCTTCTGCGCGACCGTTCGGCCGCGCTGATCAAGACCGATGACGCCAGCGCAGGCTTCCTGCTGGCACCGCCAGAAATGCAAAAGGAGATCATCAAAAACGTGATCGAATTGACGCCGATTCGCGCTCTTGCGACTGTCCGTTCCATCGGCGTCGGTAGCCTGAAGATGCCGAAAAAGGTCGGAAACGGTTCGGCAACACGCATCGGCGAAACTGCCCGGCGCACCAACACCGGCGATCCGAAATACGGCATGCTCGAGTTTTTCGCTCCGGAAATGTTTGCGCGTATCGAAGTGTCTCAGCAGATGCTGGAAGACTCCGACTACGACCTGGGCGCTGAACTGACCGAGGACGCCTCGGAGCAATTCGCAGTGCGTGAAGGCCAAGAATCGCTCAACGGTACGGGTGGTTCGGCGCAGATGGGCGGCATCCTGGTCAATCCGGACATTGGTTTCACGCTCAGCGGTGCTGCCGCGACGCTGACCGCCGACGGCATGATTACGCTGTACCACGATCTGAAGACCGCATACGCGCGCAACGCTGCGTGGGGTCTGAACCGCAACACGCTGGGCCAAGTGCGCAAGCTGAAAGATTCCACCGGCCAGTATCTCTGGGCCCCTGGAATCGCCAATGGTGCCCCGAACACCATCCTGGGTGCGCCGTACGCCGAAATGGCTGATATGCCGAACGTGGCAGCGAACTCGTTCCCGATCGTGTTCGCTGACTTCAAGAAGCTGTATGTCATCGTCGATCGCCTCAACGTGTCGCTGACCGCCGATTACATTACCGGCGCTGACGACGGCCTGGTGGTGTTCCGCGCCCGCCGTCGCGTCGGTGGTGGCGTGCGCCAGGCCGAAGCCGGTCGCAAGCTGAAGATCGCCGCGGCGTAACCCATCAATCACGGCTGGGCCGTTACGGCGACCCAGCCTGTTCAGGAGCGGTGATGAAACTAATTGCACAAGAAAAATTCAGCTGGGCGCACAACGGCGTCTTGGTCGAAGAGTTCGAAGCGGGTACCGAGATTGAGACGGAAGACGAAGAACTGATCAAGGTCTCGACTTCGGAAGGATGGACGATCTCGGCCGATGTCGAAGCACTTGCAGTCGTCGAAACACCGACAGCTGTCGAAGCACCGGCAGTTGTTGAAGCACCGGCAGTCGTTGAAGCACCGGCAGTCGTCGAAGCACCGGCAGTCGTCGAGGCACCGGCAGTTGTCGAAGCACCGGCCGCTGTCGAAGCGTCGCCAGTTGTTGAAGCACCAGCAGCCGTCGAAGCCCCGGCGCCCGCCAGGCGCGGCCGCGCTGCGAAATAACAAGGGCCGACCGAGATGACCCACCTGCACATAGCCCGCAAGGCCTCGACCATCCGCGTGTACGCCGAGCCTGGCGGCTATGAGGCGCGCCGGCCGTACCTCGGGATCATTGCGGTCGACCACCTGACAAGCAGCATCGCGTATGTGCACGGCGCTGTCGGCAAGGTCGACCGTGCGACCTACACGGCCGCGCTGAACGAGCTGCGCGAAATCGGCGTCACTACGGTGATGTACGAGCGGCGCGGGCGAATGAAAACCATCAAGCTACAACCGAAAGCGTGAACGACGAAAACCGGCTGCGATGCCTTCTGCCGAAGTCGCTGCTATCCACGAACCCTCAAAGAGCGACCCGATAACCATGGCTGATAGTGTCCAGACTCTGCGTCAAGTCGCTACCGGGACGCACATCCCAAATACGCTGGCGTCCTCGAACACGACCACGTTCTCCCGTACACCGCACATTCTTCGCAGCGCTGTAGCGGCGCTGGCGATCGTCCTGCCCAACTGGTATGTCGCAGGCCAAACCGAAACGAACGCCGGTTCCGCTACGTGGACCGCCGCTATCGAATACCCAGCGGGAACATTCACTCGGGTGACCTTCGGCGGCGCCGCGTCAGTCACCTCGTCGAGCGGTGGCAACATCGTGTCGGATCAAATCCCGGTTTCGATCCCAAAAGGCGAAAAGTTCTGGGTTCGCCTCTTCCAGAATGCGCCGAGCAAGGCGGTGTACTTCACGTTTTATGCGGGCGACGGCACGGCGCAGTTCGTTTCGCCAGCCTCTGACCTGACCATGGGCGGCACCGCGACCACCTCGGCATCGTTCCAGGCGGCGACCACCACGCCGATCGCTATTATCGGTATGTCGTCGGACCCCGCGATCGGCATCTACGGAGATAGCATTTCTGTGGGCCGTGGCGATACCGCTGACGCCGGCCTGCCGCTGCAGGGCCACCTTGGCCGCGCATTCGGTGCGGCGTACGCAGCCGGCCACGTCGGTATCTCCGGCGACCGCATGTCACTGTTCCTCGGCAGCAAAGCCAAGCGCATGTCGCTGGCCTCGTATTTCACGCACTTTGCAGTGAATATGGGCATCAACGATATTACTGGTGGAGGCTCGGCCTCCACAGTGGCAGCAGACACGAACACGATTGTCGGCCTGTTCCCTGGGCCTGTCGCGCTCTGCACTCTGTCGCCGGTATCGACGTCGACCGACACCTGGAACAGCGTGGCGGCCCAAACCACGGTAGCGTCCAACGCTGTTCGCGTCACCGAAAATACGCGCCGCTTGGGAGGAATTTCAGGCGTCAAGACGGTGTATGACGTCAATCCGTCCGTCGAGAGTGTCGCCTCCCCAGAGAGTGGTTTGTGGCGGGCCTCGGCCTATACCGCTGATGGCACTCACCCTTCGGCCAAGGGCTACAAGGAAGAGGCAGCGGCCATTAATGTGGCCTTGCTTACAGCGATGCAGCAGCCCGCGCAGGACGCGGTCGTCGCCACTACGGTCGCCGAGTCGCGCCGGGTTGCGTTCCCGGGCGGTACCCGCGTAGTGGCGTTCGGCAGCGTGCCGAGCGCGCGGGTGCCCAATGCCCCATGGCTAGAAGCATCGCGGTGGTGGAGCGAAAAGCACCCGCTCGACGAGCGCTACTGGGTGGCGGACATTACGGTCGACCTGGACGAGCGCAAGACCACTGCTGTGTCCGTCGAGGCAATCGTCGCCGGTGTGACAGTGCTTCAGCAGCCCGTCATCCAGGGCAAGCTGATCCCGGTGAAGCTGGGCGGGTTCAACGCAGCTACCGGCGCGGTCAACTTCTGCACCTTCCGCGTCATGTGCGCGAACGGCGAGCGGTTCGACCGCACGATCTGGTTCAAGCAGCAGGTGGGATCGTGGTCGCTCAACAAGGATGCGGACGACGAGAGCTACTTCGTTGCCGACATCAGCAACGACCTGGCGGACAGCAACACCACCGCCAGCGCGGTGCTGGCGCAGCCGGTGGGCGTGAGCGTCCTGGTGGCGGCAGTGATTCAGGGGCCTTTGATCCTGGTGAAGCTGGGCGGCATGGACACCTTGCCGGCCGGCGTCAACTACTGCGACCTGCGCATCGACTGTGCGAACAGCGAGCGCTTCTACCGGACCATTCAATTTAACAGGGTGGACAACTGATGATCGATGCATCCCAACTGCCGAGCGTGCCGAACACCGAGCTGCTGAAGCAGCAAGATGCGGCCGCCGTCGAATACGCGCGCGCGCCGTCAGCGCCTGGCGCGCCGCACGGCGCCGGCCGGCCACCAGCAACACAAGGAACGACCCGATGACGAAACGACTGATCATTCCGCCGGCAGCGCTGGCGGTGTCGATCGAGGCCGCCCGGCGTGCCGCGCGCGCCAGCGGCACTTCGCTGGACGATGAACTCGCGGACAAGATCCGCGACCTGGTCGACGTCGTGGAGCACAAGACTGGCCGCGCGCTAGTTCACCAAACCTGGGAGCTGACCCTAGACTCGTTCCCGGTGTCGGGCGCGATCAAGCTGTCGCCAGCGCGCCTGGCAAGCGTCGTCCACGTGAAGTTCCGCGACGCGAGCGGCGTGCTGCAAACGCTTCACCCTGACGACTACCTGGTCGACGTGAAAAGCGAGCCGGGCTGGATCGTTCCGGCGCCGGGCTGCGCATGGCCTGCAACAGCCAACCGCATCGGTGCTGTCGAGATTCAGTATGTGTGCGGCTACGGCCCAACCGAGGCCGATGTGCCGCCGGGGATCAAGGGCTACATCGTGGGCATGATCGAGAACGACTACTACCCGAATCCGAACGCGCAATACCTGTGTCGCAAGCTCGACCGCGCGGTGGTGTACGGATGACCGCCGCATTTCGACTCGACGAGCAGGTCACGATCGAGGCGCGCACCGTTGAGAAGGATCCGGACTATGGGACCGATATCGAGGGCAGCGCGGCCTGGGTGCCGGTGGCAATTGCGATCTGGGCCAATGCCCAGGACCAGCTGCCGAGCCGCGGCGAATCGACGTCGAATGGCGTGGCCACGGCGGTGACGCGCACGCGCTTGCGGATCCAGAACGACGCCGGCATCACGACAGCGATGCGCGTGACCCTGCACGGAAAGGGAGGCCGCGTGATGCAGATCATCGCAGGCCCGGCGCTGCTGGATGACCGGCGGCACGTTGAATTCATGCTGGAGGGTTATTCACATGGCTGACCAG